TATATTTCAGCATGTTCTTGTTCATACTGTTTATACTCCAGGCCGAATAAGGCATTCAAACCTGGCTCTAGTTCTTTAACTAGTTGATTACGTGATATAGCCATAATTTAATTACTCCTTATATACCCGCCACGTTGTTTCCAAGAATGTGCTCATTGATAATAATTCTAAGAGCAAAGCCCTCAGCAGTAGTATCTGAATGATCAGGATCTCTAGAAACACCTAGGATTTTAAGTTGAGCGATAGAAGCACTTGTTGTAGCCGAAATTTTTGATTTCGAAATAAACAACGGAGTAGTTCCTACTGCCACGACTTGGTCAGCACATCCACCAACTTCATTTTGGTTGAATGCAGTGTCCGCAGACATGATTTCATAAACCTGTCTTGGGTCGTCATTTACGAAAGCAACAATATCAGTAGCAGTATTACTTGCTGGTGAATAGTTGCTGAACGTTGGTTTACTAGTTGTAGCGTCAGTGTAGAAAACGCCGTTCAGTGAACCCAGATTGTTTGCATCTGTGTTACCTGAAGCGAGAACAACTCCATCTGCAGTTAATTGCACCATTGCTGCGTGCGAAATTAAAGCAGAAGAAGCTGCAACGCTGTACTCTGTAAGAGCACCGACATTGTCAGACTGACCAACTTTTTTAATGGGTCTAAAACCGAACCCAGTTGTTGACGCGTTAGCCATACGTTTCTCCTTAAATGTACCTGCCCCGAAGGGCCTCCAGTACGGTTAATTCGCTGGTTTCGGAATTGTTAAAAAATTAACTTTTCTTTGAACCACCGAAGGTTACACGAGTATCTCTATCAACATTGATAGGCATACTCTTATGCTGTTCCTTCGCAAGATCGGCGTCTATTGCAGCCTGCTGATCCTGTGCTTGTTTAGCATAGTATTCAGTTCTTTGCTGCGCGATCTCCTCTGGTACCCTTGTCAGCACAAGGCCTCCGTGCCCGATAACCCCTGCGTATTTGCCATCTGCGATAGTTGGAAAGTCCTCTTCAGGATATTCATCTGATCTAACTAATTCATACCCGGATCTTAAGCGTCCTTGTATGTTTTTTGTATCAGTGAATCCTTGGATTTCTATCCTGACCCATCTGTGTCTATATCCATTTGGCGCGTTGGGCGTATCTAAGTACGATGGTGGAGTCCAAACTTTAGGTCTCTCTTTTGGAGCTACCGTTTTTGCTTGTGTTTCTACTTTTGTAGAATCACTTTTATTTGTTTGGCTCGCACGAGTTGGTTGTTTTTTTTCCATATGCCTATACCTCCTTCGTGTTCATAAGTTGTTTCGCATATTCTTCTAGTGGCACACCTAATTTTTTAGCAATTGCTACTTGAGATGATGTGAGTCTCACTGATTTACGACTAGTCTTTGAACTACGCGTTGCAGAGGCAACGGTTTGTGTAGGTTTACTAATCGGCTTGTCCTTAGGTGTATCAAATTTATGGGGAAATTCAAGTCTAATTCTCTTGTCTATTTCCGTATAATATTCGTCAGACCTAGGGTCAATTCCTTCTTCTTCGGTAATTTTTCTGTGTAAATCAAACGCTGTATACGTCATTGCACTGTCTTTACCGAACCAGTCATTATTACTAGCCCAATCTTCTGCTCTTGGATCAGGAGGAGTTTGGACTTGTTGTCTGGGTTGTTGATATAATGGTTGTTCAACAGGTACTTCTTTAGCTGCAGTTTCCTGCATTTGATGTTGAGTTTTTAACTCAGCTAATTTACCCTGCTCATAACCAAGTTGAGAAATAGAGGCTAAAGCTTCTGTCTCAGCTTTAGAATCTTCATTCTGTCTAGCAGCTCTTAATTTTTCTTGGGCCGCTGCAATAGAAGAAGTAATTCTTCCTTCCATTTCTGCAACATAATTTTTGTCTAAAGAATCTGCTGTAGTTTTAAATTGGTCTCTTTCCTTTTTAACACTGTCAGCAAAACGTAAAGCTTCTTCTTTTTGTCTTTCCGCTTCACGCATTCTTTTCGTTAATTTAGCTATTCGCTTTTTAACGCCTTCAGAATACTCTTCAATTTGCTTACTGTTGTCTTCTTGTTGATCACTTGCTTGAACATCAGACTGCTCCACAGGTTTCTCAGATGAGTCACCGGCGCTACCACCGTCTTCAAGTTTTGTTTCACGTTCGTTTTCATATGTTTTGTCCTCTGTCGGCTGCTCTGCAACCTGTTCTGTTTTTTCTTCTGGCAATTGAATATCTACTTCGGGACCGGAAGTATCGATATCAACTGTTTTATTTTCTTCTTGCATAGTATCTCCTATGATTGTTAAAATTCGTGGAATATATCTTCAGGGTTTTCCACGGTTGCTAAAACTTCATCATCATTCAAAAGTCTTATCTCACCCCCATCTATTTTAATTCGTGATCCAGCATATCTTGCAAAGATAATCCAATCACCTTTTTTACACCAAGGTCCTTCTGGATATCTTTCTTTATCATAGCAGTGTGGACCCATTCTTAAAACTAATCCACAAGTTGATGCTACTTGTGAACGATCTACTGTTTCATCCGCTAATATAATACCACCTTTAGTTTTTTCTTTTTGTTTAAAAGGTAAAACTAAAATTCTCCAACCTGTCGGTTCTGGAAGTTTTGATGATTCGTCTATTTCTTTTTTATTTTCTTTTTCAACACCAACTAGTTCTTTATTTGGTAGAACTATCTTTTGGTTTGATGCTGATAATTGTTCCTTGTTCGTCATTTTGCTCCTTTGTTTTTAGCAGGGTGGATATTTCCTGTAATAAATACTGATAAGTTCGTATTTGTCCTAACATATACTGGTATTTTTCCATGCTGTCAACATTACCGTTAGTCATTGCAACTACGACATCATCATGTCTCATTTTAATTACTCTTCTTATTTTCTCTACAAAATCCATTATAGTGCTTCTCCTCTTTCTGGTTCAAACTCATCTAAAACATCTATCTTCTCTTTTGCCGCAGCTATTTTTTCTATTTGTTTATTAACTTCTTCTATGTGTTGTGGATGTTCTCCGATACCTACTGAGTTATCTAAAAAAATATTTGCAGTTGCATCTGCTTCTGCAATATCAGCTTCGTATCTAGCTCTTAGTGCGTCTAGTATTGCTCTTCTCATTTTTTCTCCTTTTAAAAAGATGGCTAATGTAATTGAAAAAAATATCTAGGGAACCAAAAAATCTATAGATAAATCGATCTAACATTTCCATCTTCTTCGTGCCTGACGGATACGAGAATTAGGATCGTTACGAGTTTTTGCTGATGACCGTTTTAATTGTCCTAGTGATCTAGCGCAGTATGATTTCCTACGATTAGCAGCTTTTGATCCTGGCTTCACTTTTCCAGTCACGGCTGTTTTTAATTTACTTCCAGGGTTTGCTGCCCTGTAAGCTCTTACACCTTTAGCTGTCATTCCAGCTCCAGATTTTGTTGGTCTATAGTTAGCACCCTTACCTGTAGTAGTTTTTCTAATTGAACCACCTTTTGCTCTTTTAGGTCTAGGAGCATTTGATTCTTCTTTAATTATAGGAGGATTTATTTTTTTATTTTTTAAAATTTCTCTAACTTTGTTAGAAACAGTCTCTCCCTCTTCATTTACTATTTTAAATTTTTTTATAGGTATATTATTAGTACCTTTTTTTGATCTGGCTGTTTGTATTTCTTCTCTGTAATATTTATTACTCATATTTTTTGCATCTCTGGATTAGTAGATAATATATTTTTTTCTGCTCTTGGTCTAGCATTAGAGTCTTTACTTCTTTTTCTAAGTTGAGCAATAGCAGATTCTTTTAATACTTTTTCTTTTTTTAATCTTTGTAAATCTTTTTCTAAGTTCATTATGCAAATGTTTTTACGTTAGTTGGTTTACCGCCGGGATTACCAGCTGCTCGTTTTCGTTTGACAGCACTCACCTTTTGCCCTTTTGTCATCCGTGTGGCTTTTGCAAGTGGGACGCATTTTGGATATTTCCTCTTTGAGCCTTTGCTTCTCCCGCATGGTTGATACTTGCCGTCTTTCTTCGGTGCTCCAATGTCTACCCATTTCTCCG